CCATCAGGCTTTGAGCTGTCGAAAACAATCTCGCCAGTATAGCCGACGACATCTTGTATTATATTTGTTAATTCAAGAATAGAGACTTCATCTTCAGATCCGCAATTAAGGTGAGAGATTCCTTGTTCGTATACGTCGATTGCATCGACAGACTCTAGACAACGCGTCGACATTTCTGCCAAATCATCGACATATAAAAATTCCCGCAACGGTTTCCCTGAGCCCCAAACTTCAATCGTTTTCGCACCATTTTCTTTGGCTTCATGTACTTTTCTAATGAGAGCCGGTAAAACATGCGAGCTTTTTAGATCAAAGTTATCTCGCGGCCCATACATATTGCAAGGCATAATTGAATAAAAATTTCTATCATATTGTTCATAATAACTTTCACATAATTTAATTGCTGCTATTTTTGCAATTGCATATGGTTCATTTGTTTTTTCTAGCACGCCAGTCAATAAACTTTCTTCAACAATTGGTATATCTGCATCTTTAGGATAAATACATGAACTACCTAAATTAATTAACTTTTGTACATTAAGCTTGTGGGAGGAATGTATAATGTTGCTTGCTATTTGTAAATTTTCATATATAAAGTCTGCGCGATATGTGTTATTGGCAAGAATACCTCCAACTTTTGCAGCGCAGATAATAACTGCATCAGGTCTTTCACGGCAGAAAAAAGACTCTACATCTTTTTGTTTCGTTAGGTCAAGTTGCCTGCGAGTTTTTGTTAATAAATTTTTATAACCATTTTTAGTTAAATGTTCAAGAACGGCTGAGCCGACCATTCCATTATGGCCTGCTACAAAAATTTTCTTTTCTTTCATCTGCTTAATTGCATATAATCATTTTGATACATCTTGCGAACAAGTCCTTGAAAGTCGGTTTTTCGCGTCCATCCCATTTCATTTTCTGCAAGACTGCAATCTCCACACAATTCGTGAACTTCTGCAGGTCGATAAAATTTAGGATCAACTTCGAAAATTAGTTCTCCATCTAAAGTATGATATTTTTCGTTATCTTCTGATCCAGAGGATGTAAAATTAATATTTGCATATTTAAGAGTTTCATTTAAGAATTCTCTTACTGTATGCATTTCGCCACTACCCAAAACATAATTCTTGGGTGTTTCTTGGTTTAACATTAACCAAACACCTTCCATGAAATCTTCGGCATCGCTCCAATCTCTTTTTGCTTCTAGGTTCCCCAATTTTAAAACTGGAATTGGTTTTTTATTTTCGATTGCTAATTTGATTCTAGCAACGGTGTTACTGATTTTTCGCGTTACGAAATCTAAGCCTCTTCGAGATCCCTCGTGATTAAAAAGCCAACCTTGCACTGCATATAAATTATATGATTCTCTGTATACTCTTACCAAGTGTCTGGCTCCACATTTCGCTGCGCCATATGGACTTTGAGGTCTAAGAGGATGCTTTTCGTCTTGAGGGCTGTAAATTACATCCCCAAATTCTTCACTTGATCCAGCATTATAGAACTTACAGTTTGGTGCGAATCTTCGGATTGACTCAAGTATATGAAGAACTGCATCTGCATCTGTATCCCATGTTTGAATAGGATAATCCCAACTACCTGCGACAAAAGATTGAGCTGCAAAATTAATAAAGTAGTCGGGTTGCAGATCGATTACTACATCACGCATACTATGAGCATCATTTAGGTCCATGTTGATAAGTTTGAACCTAGGTTCGTTTTCTAAATGCAAGATATTCTCGTGATTTTTCACACTCAATCTTCGAGCGGTTCCATATATTATATGGTCCGTATTCTTTAATAGATAGTCTACCATGTGACTGCCGTCTTGACCGGTTACGCCTGTTACTATGATTTTTTTCATTGTATGATATTAACAAAAAAAGAGGAGAATTATAGTTTGCAGATGTTTTTAATTTGAGTGGTTGATATTTTTTTTGTTCTAGGTAAATAGATTACACTGCAATATTTTTTTAAAAAATCAAATTGACCTTGCCAATCGTCACCCATGACTAAGCAATCTATGTTATATTTTTGTATATCTAGCGATTTTTGATTCCAATTTTCTTCTGGTATGACAATATTAACTAAAGAAATTGCATTAAGCCATTCTTTTCTTTTATTAAAAGAAAATTGACATTTTTTACCTTTGGTTGCATTGAAATCATCTGTAGATAAACCAACTATTAGTCTGTTTCCAAGTTTAGACGCCCTTATTAATAACTCTAGATGTCCGTAGTGGAAGGTATCAAATGTTCCATATGTTATGATGTTTTTCATTTTTGTAAAGCGACTCTAAAAAGGTGCGAAAGTAAATTGCATCCTTGCATGATATCCTGACTGTTCGAATTTAAGAGTAGGGATTGGGAGAAAATTTTATTAAACAACATAACTCCAAAACAGTTTTTTGTTATTTTTTGAAAGTCTTTTCCAAGAAAGTCCTCTATACAGTTTTCCCAATGTATTGGAGAAAAATAGTGATGGCTGAATAAATACATTTTATCTTTATAGTTTGGCGCTATTTTCCACAAAGAGTCATATCCAAGTCCAGACCAATTAAAATTAAATGTTTTGCTGGAATTTATTTTCTCTGTTATGATGTTTAAGTGGTCTTGCAGGAATTTACAGTTCCTGACGGAGGCCATGAATCCAAGAGAAGGTTGGTTTTCTTTCCAGCCATAACCAACGTATTCATATTTTTTGAGTAAATTAAATATAGGGTTCATGTCTTTTAATAAAATGCAATCAGAATCTAGCCAAATTCCTCCGTATTTAACGAGTAGAGCTACCCTTACATAGTCTGCTATATGAGCAATCTCTTTTAACTTAAAGAGATTTTCTGGTATGTTTTCTAGGTAGTCGCATAGATTATTTTTATTTATAAGTAATACCTGGATATTATTACCACAATTTTTAAAAATTGTTTTCCTGCATAGATTTATGTATTCTGGGGTTTTAGTTTTTGGTTTATTATCCCAATATAAGAATATAGTTTTAGTTTTCACTTGACAACAGATACTATCTCATGGGTATAACTTGATCCTTTCATTCTTGGAAAATTTTCATGCTTTACAATCTTATGATGATTCATTAAGTCACAAACTTGCCTTGATACCTGAGGGTCTTGCATATCATCAAAGATGATTACGCAGTCTTCTGTCATATTTCTATATAAATTGTTGAAATCTTTAGTATATGTGTTTTTCACTCCATCTATATGTATTACGTCAAAAAAAATGCTTTGATTTTCTTTAGTGAATTTTGGTATTGATTCTAGACAATTTCCGATAATATAGTCAAATCTTTCTTGATATAATTCTTTTAAAACTCTGCAAGCCACCTTTACGTAAATTTCTGGATGTCTGTCTGGACACGGATGATAAAAGCTAGCTATATCGTTTGCAGTTATACATAGGTCTGGATTAGACTCTAGCGCAAGAAGGCTCGAATGTCCTCCATTTATTCCTATTTCAAACATATTTTTTTTACCTTGCATTGCCAAAGAGTATCTTGTTCTTTTTTCGTGCATTGGATGGTATAGTTCTTGCTCAAAAAAAAGTCCTGGGGTATGAGGGTAAAAGAGATTTCCTATGATTTTGACTGGAACACCTTTATTTTCCAAGGCCTCTTTAATCTCATTATTAAGGTATTTAAGATTGTTTTCAAAGGATTTTTTTTGAATTATTTTTTTATATTCCATGTTGATTATTTATCCACTTGTTGAATTTTTGAATTGAGATGTTTTTATCTATAATAATATCAGTTTTTTTATGATTTCTTGGGGAATAGGCCCAGTGCCATTTTTTGTCGGGGATTATCCAGCAATCGCCATATTTTGTTTTTATATAATCGAGTTCATTTTCTGGAGCGGGAAATTTATGATTTAAGAACTCGATCTGTTTTGTGTTAAATTTTTTGTAAATATAATCAATCCTTATTATATCATTCAAGAAAGCGCAGTGATATTGATTGTTTCCGATTATATAATGAAAAAATAAATCGGTTTTCACTCCATTTCTCTCTAACGCTATTTCTAAAGAATCTTCTATGTAGCCAAATATGTGCTTAATGCTAAATCCCATATTAAGAATTTCCAATAAACATTTAGGGTTAAATGATGAAAAGTCAATTCCTAGGTCTGTATCAGTATCGTGAGATATGAAGTCGTTATGCCTGTAGTAGCCTAGTAAAGTTCCGTCTTGAATCCAGAATTTTACCTGAAATTTTTCAAGAATATTTGATAAATCTATTAGATTATTTAATGCAGTTGATTTATTCATAATTCATGCAAATTGAACCTATGCACATATCCTCGCATCCACCCATAAGGTTTTTAAATTTATCGAAAAGGCATTTTTGTTGCAGTATTTTAGAGATAGAATTTTTACCTAAACAATAGCAACCTCCCGCCCAGTAAGACTTTGGCCAGCGATTATTTCCTAGTTCTGACACTATTACTTCTGGCATAACAAAGAGACTCTTTGAGTTTGCCCAGTTTCTGAATGACTCGATAGTGTTTCCCGCGATCGGTGTTAATCCATTGTATTCTCCTATCACACCAGAATTATAAAACTTTTCCAAAAAATATTCAAAAGAAAATAACATACTTGTTTTATTGTGCCTGTTTTCAATGATGTTAGAGTCTATTTTTAAGAGGTAATCGAACTCAAACAATTGATCGCACGCTTGTATCATTTTGTATGTCTTGATACAAAGATTATCGTAAGACTCTTCGGCTTTAACTGTAAGGGTGTTCTTGTTTAGTTTGTATTCTGAGTTAATCGATTCATCCGCAAAGACGTCGATCGTTTGAAAGTTGTTCCTACTTGATATATCTTTATACCAATCTGTAGACTTTAACTTTTCGAGCGAACTGAGATCTTTTTCGCAAGTATAAATACATACTAATATTTTACTTGTGGATAAAGTAGACATCTTTTCTGTCGTTTTGAAATTTTTTGAATTCACTGCAAACTGGGTCGCCCATCATAAATTCGCAGGGTTGAAGTTGTGAGCGAAGAAGGTATTGGAGTATCCACATGTCTGCATTGAATTGAGGGTTTTTCATAGACTCTCTGACCTCGCAAAACTTGTTATAAAATTTAAGCATGTTGCTATATGTTCCGCCAACAACTCCCATATTAATGAGCTCCCAGTTGTTGTAGTTTACCATAAACAAAACAAGATCTTCAAGATTAAATTGTTGATGTGCCGCAAGATATCCGAATTGATTTAAATTGATACTATCTTTGCAAACAAAGTAATCTACTGTAGGATTTTGTTTGATTAGTTCGATTGGGTCTTTTACGACTGTTACATCTGATGCATCATTGTGGAACACAACATCAAATTCGTTGTCTTGTAAAAAATCTCTAAAACAAAAAAATCTATAATCATTATTGCTATATTCAAAATCACCAACTTTGATAAATTTTATTTTATCGGTTGTATATTGTTCTACAAATTCGTCTGATAAATTGTCATGAAAAACAAAGCCATTTAATTTTAGTTTATCGACTGATTGATACCATGGTTTGATATAATTTATTTCGTTATTTGATACGCGGCCATCTGCATTGCGACCAACAACATAATTATCCTGCGGGCTGTTGGGGTGAATTTTTTTTGAGAAATAAGATGTGAGTAAAGCAAGTTTCATTTTAACCTCAATATACTATTCCTTGTTTCTTTTGTCATTGGCATGGGTAATGATTTTTTCTCTATTTTAAAAAAGCCCCATTCCTCGTGTTCTATAGCATCGATAGCTTCGCTAGATGGAAAAATTAAATCATTTATCTCCATTGAGAATAGCGCGAAATACTTGTCTTCTTTTACAATGAAATCATCTAGAAATTTTATCTCTCCTGACGCTTTAACCCCTGTTTCTTCAAAAAATTCTCTACGAGCTGCTTGCTCGGGATTTTCACCTGGATCAATCATGCCGCAAGGCATAGACCAATGTCCTGATAGGTTGTGGCAATTTTTACTGCGTCGCCCAAGTAAAGCTAAGCCCTTCATGTGAGCCACTATTCCTGCGGCGATATAATTTTTAGTCGAGGAAATCATCTAAGACTTGTTTATTTTGCCAATGTGGACAGCCGTCATATTTCATTTTAACAATTTCTTCGCCATCTTCAACCTGTAATTCATGCTTATTTTCGAGAAATGCTGTCTTCTTTAAATTTCCATGCTTGTCTTTGAGCGCCCAGTATTCTCGAGGTTTCCTGAAAGGGCAAATAAATGCAACAATTGGCTCTCCATTTTTGTCAAGCACGGGTTCTCCGCGGGACATTTTGTATCCATCTTTACCACATGCAAGTGGACCTCCGAATGTGCCGTCTCTTGGATAGTCTTGCTTTGCTGCGAGATTGCTTTTTGCGGTCTCTTCGTCAAAATTATCAAGATAACTTTGGAATTGCGTAAGTTGGTATTCAAATCCTTCCAGTTCTTCATCAGTAATTTTATCCATTTTTAAGCGACCTTTACCTGTGTTGCCCAAAAGATCTGTTTCGAGGTCAAATCTCAAAAATAAAAACTCACTCTGCGGGTCTGTTTCTGGCATCAAATGTTTTACTGCTAGGCAATATATTAAATTTTGTAGATTGTCTGTTATTTCTTTTCCTTTGAATACCGATTTACTACTTTTAAAATCTCGAATGATTACCGAATTGTCTTTGTATACGAATAGTTTGTCGATATATCCGCGAATTGCGTATTTTATTCCTAGTTCAGGCTTATCGATTTCTAGATCAAAAAAGCGCTCTGATTCTGCCAGTGCAGGTTTTTCATTTTCATCACCAAAAAAATCACAGCGCAATCCGTTCACAATCATTTCGTCAATCAGGTCAAGGTTTTCTTTATCGCTTACGTCAAGTTCTTCAGCTTCTTTTTTAACTTGAGAGGCAACTATTTCGGTATTCCAGATTGTTCCGTCTTTTATTATTTTATTATATTCGCGTTTGTGTTTATCTCCAAGAAGCTCGAACACATTGTGGCAAATTGTTCCCCTACTTGATCCATCATTGCCCGAATCAGGAAGTTTTAATTTATAATTGCACCAATAAGTCCAGCTACATGTTTGTGCGGTTTTAATTCTACTCGCCGAAAGCTTTGTTAGTTCACTCATTGTTTATGATTTTTTTGTTTTTTAATAAAGTCTTTGGCAATAATTTATGTATTTTATTTATTTTTTCTAGTATAAAAGATTGTTGTGTTTTCGCGTCTAGTGATGATAGTTTATTTTGCCACTTATTAAAGTGTTCATCGTTCATATCTCCAAAATCTTTTGCAGTAGGTAAGCATATGTAAATTTTATCCGGATCATAGTAATTTAATAATTTTAAGTAATTTTTAATACTAGCTTCTAATCCTCTATTTCTGTCAGAATTTATATCATTGTTTAAAGATAAAACTATTTGATTTACATTTAATGATAGTGTTGAGCATATTAATTTTGTTGACACATCTAATCCAAAAGTTACGAGAACATTATTATATCCGTGTTCATGTAGGTTTAATAAATCACCTATGCTTTCTACGAAAATAACCTGTCCCGATTCATTGATTGCATCTCGAGTCTTCTCGTTTACATACAATGGATAAATCCAACCTTTCTTTCTGCCAACATGCTTCCATTTCGGACGATCTCCCGATACATACATATCTCTTCCGGAGAATCCATGAATTTGATTGTATTCGTTATAAATTGGAAAAACAAATCTATTGTTTAATTTGCCACTTGTTGCGTAACCACATTTCAAGTGTTGCAAAGTTTCCGTTGAAATACCTTTGTCATTGTAAAATTTATAATGAGGTAGTAGCCTTTCGAGGCAATTTTCTGGGTATATTTCTTCCATTTCTAGTTTTTCTGAGGATGTTACTTTATTGTAATTGGACCCGAGGTCATCTTCTTCTATATATTGTTTTATCGAATTAGGGTCATTCGTCCCAAGCGTTATTTCTACAAGCCTTTTAAATGGAGAGAAAGAGCTGTCTTGAACGTGGTCTTTCCATACTCCTGTATTTTTGTAAATTTGAATAGCCGTTTTATTGTCACCGTTTCGGAATAAGGCATTTGTTTGCCAATATGATCCGCGGTCGGCTAGTTTATACCCTAATTGCAAAAGAGAGTCTTTAATTTTTTCAGGGTTCATTATAGATTGGGTACCTCTTCCCCTAGTTCCATTAATGCTCCGACTCCAGCGGACTGCATGTGGTCTATCATATCTTGGAGGTCACCTCTTTCTTCTAGCGAGAAGTTTTCCATATGAAGATTGATGTAATTCTTTTTCTTGCTTCCGTCTGGCATTTCTACTGGCTGAAGCGCCCTGTGAACTTCTTTACCTAACCATCTATATTTTAGGCATATTAATTTATGAGTTCCAAAGTTTTCAGGCTCTTCTTGAATTTCATCCATAGTTTTTTGCCTCAATAAAAATAAGTGAGAACAAAACTGGGTTATTTGGTCTGATAGAGACACTATACTTTCATCGTCAATCACGTTATCTGCGCTTCTATTATTAGTGATACCTAATCTGTTACTTTGTACGCTTGTAAGCATTGCAACTGTAGGTTTTCCATTGAAGCATAATTCTTTTTGTATTAATTGTTTGAATTTATCAACCATTCTGCCGACCGTTTCCCAACTACTTGCCCCGCCCTGCCTTTCATATGTAGTTTTAATATAGTCAAAACTAAAGAGCATTGAGTTGCCCCTTCCAACTTCAGAGTAATAAAACCTGCGAATAATATTAAGCATGCTGTCTATACTGTGGCCAGCTACGTTATAGTAGTAGAATTTAAAATCTTTTACTTTAGCCCATGTGCTTCTGACTTTAGCTATTACTTCATCTCCAGCTTGTCTCCATCTACCTGTTTCAAGCAAGTGCATGGGTACGCCTGACAGAGCCGAGCATTGTCTTATTATTAATTCTTCTTTACTCATTTCTCCATTGTCAAAGTGTAAAATTGGAACATTACTATTAAGCGCCGAAACTTTTGTGCAGAAGTCCATGCAAAACTGAGTTTTTCCCACTCCAGCTCTAGCTACTACAACAGTAATATTTCCAGGCCTAAATAAAGATCCATATAATTCGTTTACTCTTTGGTGCGGTCCCATCAATCCAAATTCATCAATAGGATTATTACCTCTTTCTTCAATAAAGTCTTCCATGTCGTCAAATAAATTTTCAGGTTTATTCGACCCAATTTCGTAAAGATTTATTTTGTCGTTATATATTTTATCTGCTTCACTTACTATATCGTCAAAGGTTGCTCCGGGGGACATATTTTTCATATTCTTTGCAACTTCTACGGATGCATTATGTATCTCCCTTCTGACCGTAATTTTCTTGAGTTCTTGTGCGGCTTTTAATACCCCCTCTTTTGAGATTTGTCGCATAGATAATGCTTTAATATAATCTGCGATGTTAATATTATCCTCGAATGAAATATTAAGAGCTTGTACTCTTTGCGTTAATATAACTTCATCAAGGGCGTCTCCTCCTTCTAAAGCATGCCTTAGGATAGAGAAGATTGTTTTATTTACGATCGTGTTCTTGTCGTAAAAATCGTCTTGATTGATAAACGCCGCTATCAGTGGATAGCTTTCTGGGTATTTTATTAAACCCGCAATTAAGTGTTGTTCTAGTTCGTGTGAATATACCATTCTTACATGGTATCACAGAAAACTTAAAAAGTCAAGGGGTTTCTTCGTCGCCGAACTCAGGCGGTAAATTTAATTCTATTTCTTGAGCAGAAACCTGCTCTAAATATTGCTCTAAAGCTTTTCTTAAACCCATTTCTACTATTGGGGAATTAGCTTTTGTTATAATTGAAGGAAGTCCATCTTGGTTTACGAAAGATAGTATAAAGCCGCTATCTCCCGAATTAGACCCTGTGAACTCAAATAGTTGACTAAGAATACTTTCTGGCAAATTAAATCTCGATAAATTTTCTGGATCAATAAAGTCGTCGCTCATATAATATATTACACCAACTACAAAATAACACCAAAACTTTCGAAAAGTTTCTCATTCACTTCGTCTCCGTCATATATTTCAACTAATTGTATATCATTTAATTCACAAAATTTCAATTTATCTCTATCTCTTTTTAATTGATTAAGGTAGTTGATTTTATTTTTGCCATGAAAGAATGGAACATATTTTGTGTGTTGTTTTCCTTGTACTTCAACTGCTATTTTTTTATTAGCGTTATAAAAGTCGAGGGACAGTTTGGTTCCTGCGACAGGAAACTCTTCAAATACAATATGATTGCTCCAGTACTTTTTTAAGAATTGTTTTGCATTAAATTGTATTTTACTTCTACTTGACCCGTCCCAGTCTATCAAATGCTTTTTAGCTTTCTTAACAGTGCGGACTGCGCCTGTTAAAGTTTTAAAGCGCATTAGTTAAATTCTTGAAGTCTTCGTAAAGAAAGTCTGCAAGAGCTTCGTTTTCTTCTAGGCAATCTATAAGTCTTTGCTCTCCCTGAAATTTTTCATTAATCTCTAGGTCTTTGTCTTTTAATTCAGTTATTAAACCTTCTGATACGGATATCCAAGCTCCTTTTTTATCTATTAAATTAAAAAGATATAGCATGTCAAGAATTTCCCTGGCCCGCCAGACTGACTTTCCATTTTTTTGACCATATTTAATAGGGTATCTTACTGTGGATCCTGTTTTTTCATTTACGCTTTTTCTAAAGCGAATCTTGCAGTAATGTCCAATCGGTTCACCTTTCTCATCTAGTTTTGTTGCGGTTGGATTTTTAAAAATTAAATCAGAATTGTACCTCTCTTCGAATTCTAAGATAAAGTTGGCGTAATGTTTGATTGCATTTCCTCCTGCTTGTTTGACTTTCGGCCCGCCTCTAGCGGCATACGGGTTCGTTGCAACTTCAACACGAACTTGACTTGTTAAAATCATTGTGTGCCCCATTTTTGTAATTGGCAAAACCATCTTCTTTAAGAAGACGGATGTAATTAATGCTCCTCCCGCCACCTGTTCGCTTTCTGCAAATGGTTTATCAATATCACCTACTCTACAAAGCGCATCAACGCTATCAATGATAAACATATACCTCTTATCATTGTCATTATTAAAAACAAGTTCACGCACTAATTCGAACACCTTTTCAAAAATGTTACAGTCAAAGCAAAAGAATTTTTCTGGATTAGTATCAATGCCAGACCTTTCGATCATTTCGGGGCTAAATCTTCCTTCGCTTTTTATGTATATAATCATACCTTTTTTGCCGAAGTGCTTTTGGAAATTTTTAGCAAATGCCATAGCACAGCTTGTCTTGCCCCCTTCATTAATTCCTGTAAATCTATGAGCGCCACCAGGAAGTCCTCCACCTAAAGCTATGTCAAGATTAAGGCTGCCGCTAGGAATTTTATATTCTTCTGATTCGCAGAAGTTGTAGTGATATTTTTGGTTGTCTTTGTCACTAAGAAATTTTGCGATTTGATCTGTAGTTTGTATGTCTTTTGTTTTACTCATCTAAGAATTGTCGTATTGTTTTTGGTTTTTTCGAGATTAATTTATCTTTTCCGGATTTTTCTCCAAGAGGTATTTCTACTTTTTCTGGAATTTTATAATTAAACTCAAGGTATAATTTTTTTAAAGTATTTAATCCGTACTCAGATCTTAATATCGCTAGCGATGAAACCTTGGGTAGATTTATCTTTTGCCAAAAATCCTCATTAGGAAAAATTGACATTAAATCATTTAATAGCTTCATCTCTCGAGCCCAGAACATTCTCTTTTGACTCTTGGGTTCGATTACGAATTTTTTAATAAGGTCGCGCTTGTTTAACTTTTTCACACAAGCACTATAGCATTATATGTAATGAAAGTCAAGGACAAAAAGTATATTCTGGCTTGTTTTTTCTGAAGTCAGAATTATTCATTCTTGGGTCAATCATGTTTTTTATTTTGTTATTAAATATTAATTTTAATTTAGCTTCCTGTCTTTCTTCGCACTCTGCATCAAGATCGTGTGCGAGTTGAGTAAAGCTGGAAATCTGAACTTGATTGAAATTATCTTCTTTTGCGAACTTATGAATTCCTCCTAATACAGATGGAACAACTAGTTCATACATATTATTGGATAATGCGTGAATTTGAGTGATTAGCATTTTTTTATTTTTAATAGACAAGTTCTCTTCTAGAAGTTTATTTTTTTGATCAATTAGACTTGATATTTTGTTTTTCAGGTCTTCATTTGGATCAGGTATTTTTCTATTTTTTAATTCTATATTTTCTGTTTCGAGACATTGCTTGTCGGATTCTAATACTTCAATTTGAGATTTTATCTTTTTAAATTCTTCAAGATTAATGCATATTTCTGATTTTAATTCTGCGATTGTTTCCTTGTGTTTATTGTGGTCGCCTAATACAGCCTTTATCTCTTTCGCGCTTTTAATTGTTTCTTCGGCGCGATCTAGTAATTTGTTTTTCTTGATTTTTATTTCTTTAATTTCTTCTTGAGCTATTTCTTTTTGAGATATTAATTCTTCAAGCTCTGCCGAAATCGTAGAAGTGTCTTCCTGTTTAAGGAGTTCTCTTTGAGATTCTATTTTTAATTTACGAAGAGTTTCTTTATTTTCACATATTTCGCCTTGATATTTTTGAACTTGATTTTCTTGTAGTTCAATAATCTTTTTTTCTTGTTCTATATCTTTTTTGCGCTCCTCAATGTCTATTTGTTCTTTTTCTAACATCTTTTGTTGAGCTTCAAGCTCAGCGATTTTCTCGAATACTATAGCTTCGTCTTGCATCGCTTTGGGGAATTTTTTACTTAAACTTATGTGAGCGGCCAATACAAGTAATACGGCAAGAGGGTCGAATACAAAAATCAATATAATTATTACAATTCTTACTGCTTTGCCTATATCAAATTCCATACCTGTAAAATCTGCGATAAGTTCTGCAACATATTTCACTGGTCCAACTTCTGCCTCTAATTGTCTTGATCCGTCATCAAGGTCAAATTTTTGCCTTTCAAGATCATCGATGCGATTTAATGCATCTGAGATATTTTTATTTAATTCTTCTATTTTTAATTCTACATTTTCAGGTTTTTCAAATCCTATTGTTTGATAGTCCTGTATTCTTTTTCTTATTTCAGACACAAGATTTGAGGTTTCATTTCTATATTTAGAAATTCTATTTTCTATTTCTTTTTTCTTTGAACTTAATTCTTCTCTTTCTGAGGCTTGGTCTGATATTTTTTGTTCCACCTCTTTCTTTTTGTTAGAGAATAATCCGCCTGATTTATTTTTGACCGCATTTAGTTCTTCATTTAATTGATTGATTCTTGCTTGAATTGGTTGAAGCATTTTATTGTCAAGATCTATGTCTTTTTCTAACTGCTCTGTTAATTGCGAAATTTTCTTTTGTTCTAGTTCTATATTTTCAGAACTTTTATCTGATAGATTTCGATTTTTTTCTTTATTTTGAGATATTAATTCTTTTTGTCTTTGTATGTATTCATTTTCTCTTTCAATTTTAGTTTCAACTTGTTCTACTAAAGCTTGAGATTTTATACTATTTTGTTCGTGTTCAATATGAGACTTTGATAAAAAGCCAAAAATCCCCATACTTGTAATTCCCATTAATACAACAATCGCAGAGAATAAATAAATTTTTAAAGTTGTTGGCGCCGACTTCCAGTTTTTGTGAAGCCAGATTGCTGCAACAATTTTTCCAACTTCTAGGGCTGCACCCATAGCGATTACAGCTTCAATTGAACCTGGGAAGATTGTGGCGAGTCCTATTATACTAAAATAAGCAGCGATTACAGAAATACTTAACGCTGAAAGCAATGTGAAAATAGCAAAGATCATGGTATTTTATAATTTGAATTTGGTGGTTGTTTTTTGTTTGTTGAGTCTATTGTTGAAATATTGTCTCGATTTGAGTTTGAATAATAACCGCCGTTATCGTTTGGGTAATAAGTTCTATCTCCTTTTTGAGCACTTGGGTCTACTTCTTGCTGAGACGGATAATCAAATTCTCCAGGAGTAGAATCTCTATTGTCATTAGGGTATCTAAAGTTTGGATCTGTATTATGTTGACTCATAAGATTTAATTACACTTTAAATATCTAGTAGTTCAGACATTTTTACTGTAATCAGTTGGCCGTTATCTAATTCGATAACAGCGAATAAAGCTCCATCATCTGCACCTCCAAGCTCTTCGTATTCGTTAAGGACTGTACCTCCGATTTCTCCATTTTCAGTGATAACGGTGCATCTTTTTTTCTTTTTGTCAGACATAATTACATATACACATTTTCATAATTTTAAAAGTCTCAAAGTTAACTTTTAACTTTTAGTAGACTTTGCTTTAACTTTTGTGTACCATAAAGGATGAGCAAAAGAAAATATGTTAAGCGCTCTGATTATTGGAAGAAATTTGATAAAGATGAAGATAGTCTTCATGATATTTTAAATTCTCCCTTAATTGGGCCTTCTTCGTCGGGTGAGCCGTATTATGTAGAGTCCCAGGCAGCCTATAGTAGAACAAAATCTGGTTCAGAGGATTTTGCTTCTAGACGTAATGTAGCGCATAAATCTGATAAAAAACACAGATTTTCTAATATATCAGGGGGAATGCTTCCATATGTTTACGGCGCTGACGGAGTTAATGTTAGGGACACCATTGAACTTTGTCAGAAAGCGTACGCAAACATAGCAGTTTTTAGAAATGCGATAGATGTTATGTCTGAATTCGCAAACTCAAATATTTATCTTGAAGGTGGAACTCAAAACTCAAGGGACTTTGTTTATAAATGGTTTGAAAGAATTAACCTTTGGAACTTAAAGGATCAATATTTTAGAGAATATTACAGAAGTGGAAATATATTTTTATATAGAGTTGACGGAACTTTTAGCCAATCAGACTTTGATAAGATAACTAAAATTTATGGATCAGATTTATCTTTAAAGCCTGGAAATTTACCTGTTAAATATATTTTGCTTAATCCGTATGATATTGTTGCGACAAAAGGATCTTCTTTTGAGACAGGATTATATGAAAAGATATTGTCTGAATACGATATCGAGAGATTAAAGAATCCGAAAACCGAGTATGATCAACAGGTCTACGAGGCATTAAGCGATGATACCAAAGAAAAGATTAGGACTGGAAAGTATAACAGTGACGGAATAAGAATAAAACTTGATCCCGGTAATCTTGTATATTCTTTTTATAAAAAACAAGACTATGAACCTTTCGCAATTCCTTTTGGATATCCAGTACTGGATGATATTAATTTTAAATTAGAACTAAAACAGATTGACCAAGCAATTTGCAGAACTATTGAAAATGTAATATTGTTAATAACAATGGGAGCTGAGCCTGATAAAGGTGGGATCAACCCCAGGAACATGGAGGCAATGCAGAACCTATTTAAGAATGAAAGCGTTGGCAGGGTTCTTGTCAGCGATTATACTACTAAAGCTCAGTTTGTTATTCCTGATATTGGTAAAGTTGTTGGTCCATCAAAATACGAAGTTATCAATAACGATATTAAAGAGGGATTGCAGAATGTAATTATTGGAGATGAAAGGTACAGTAATACTCAGGTAAAAGCAAAAATATTTTTAGAAAGACTAGAAGAATCTAGAAATGCGTTCGTCTACGATTTCTTGCAACCTCAAGTTAAAATGATTTGTCAAAATTTAGGGTTCAGGAAATATCCAACTGTAAAATTTGAGCAGACTGATATTAAAGATGAAGTTCAACTTCAAAGAGTTGCTACTAGATTAATGGAGTTAGGAATCATTACTCCAGAGCAGGGTATGGATGTTTTAGAGAAAGGCTCTTATCCTAAACCTAGAGATATGCAAGCTGCGCAAGAACAATATATAAAGCAAAGAAAGGAGGGTATGTATAATCCGATTGTTGGTGGAGTTCCCATGATTGAGCCTGAAATCGGCAACGATTCTTCAGATCCTAAAACTACACAAGAAGTAGGTAGGCCCGTTGGAACTTCAGGTATTCCTCAGGATAATTCTTCGGCAGAGGAATTGTACTCGAGACAAGATCTTCAAGGCATTATATATGCCACAGAAGAATTGAGGAATCAAGGCTATAAGATTATGCGAAAAAAGTTAAACAAGAAAAGCCTTAAGAAAACCGAAAAAACAATGATAGACGAACTTTGTGAATCCGTTATCCTCGCTTCTTTGGAAGATAGTTGGGAAAATCAATTACAAAGTTGTATTACTAATCCAAATGAAATAGAATCGCTTGATGTCAATTCACAAATTCAAGAATTATCTCTAAAGCACAATTTAGATTTATATTCTGCTGCGATTTTATTTCATAGTAATAGGAGGAACTAAGAAATGGGCGCGTTTGAAACTTTCGTAAATGCCAACTTGGGCATAAGAAAGCCCTTAATTACAGATGTAGGGCCACCTTCTGGAAGTTTAAAGGCGGCTGGTATTGTGGGCTCTCATTATATTGATTCTGACACAAATTTTATATACGAAAAAACCGGAGAAAATAATTCTGAAGATTGGGTTAAAATTAGAAAGCTTGGAGAAACTTTAAATGATGCTATTGATGCCCAGCGAACTTTTTCTACTTCTTTAAATATTCCTACGGGAGTTGACACTTTATCTTATGATTATTCTAGCATAGGAGATGCTACAAGTTATAATACTCCTCCTCAGGTTTTAGTCTCCTTGAGATTGGACGAACAATCAGAATTCTTTTACGCATACAACACTTATAATGTGTCAACAACAGGATTTAATATATCATTTTCTGACCAAATGTTAGAAACTGGGAATTTTTTAGATATTTCTATACACCGAGACTAATTTACCGTGTAAATTGTGGGACATGAATATTGTATTAACCGCGAGTTTTGATAAAGGTCTTTTTTGCAATGGTTTACAGCAAAACATTGTATTTCTAGCAGAATTAATAAAGGATATTGGGCATAACCCTATTATTGTATTAAATCATAATATAGATAAGTGCGTTGACCCTCCAGCAGGTATACCCATTATGGAGAGAAAGGAGATGTGGGATCTTGATAAAGTGGATTATATTCTTCAGACAGGATGGGTTGTTTCCAAAGAGGATATAGATTTACTTAAAGCTAAAAATTCAAATTGCAAGAATATACATGTCCATTATGGAAATAGGTTGCTGGCAGATATAGAGCAATCCAAGTGGGACAATGTATGTATTGATAATTATAAAGTTGACGAAGTGTGGGTTTCTCCTCATTATGAATTTTCGTTTGCATATTTTAAAACGTATTACAAAACTCAAAAAGTTTTTGAATTACCTTATATTTGGGATGATAAATATATTAAGATTCATGCGGAAATTTTTAAGCAGGCCGGTTTTGGTTGTGAATATAATCCAGAGCAAGAAAAACGTATTGGAATAGTAGAGCCTAACTTAAATATGACAAAAAATTGTATTCCTTCTATTTTTATCGTCGAAGAGTTAATGAGTGAATATGAAAATTTATTTGAAGATGTAACCGTCTATTGCTCTGGGTCTATAAGAGATAAAAAGTATTTTCGTTCGTTAATGTGGAATTTAGATATAACTAAAAAAGGTAAAATAACATTCGCTGATAGGAAAAAGATAAGTTTGATTTTCGCAAAAGAATGTAATGTGATTGTTTCTCATCAATTACTTAATGCGTTAAATTATACATATCTCGAAGCTTTATATTTTAACATACCACTCGTACATAATTCCGAGTATATAAAGAGCGCGGGCTATTATTACCCAGATTATGAAACCCAACTAGGGGCAAAGGCTTTACATGAAGCGTTAACGTTTCACGATAAAAATTTAGAACAATATAAAAAATCTGCGCAAGAAGTTTTGCACAGATACTCTCCAAAAAATGAACTTGTAATAGAAAGGTATAAAAAATTATTTGTATGAAAATTGCTATAACTTTAGATATGTCGGTAGCCTTTTGGGCTAATGGAATGCAGCAGAATATAGTTTTTCTGTATAGCCTGCTTAGTAAAGCGGGAAACGATTGTTATTATGTAACGTTTAAGCCTCCGTCTCACGAACTTCAAAAAGATCATAAGGGGATGCTGCTGGATGATATGCTGAAAGATAAAAATGAAGTTTTTGATGTAGTGATCGTAGCTGGCTTTGATTTGCTTCCAGAAATGTATGACGAATTAAAGAAAAGGAATCCTAACTTAAAAATTATACTAGTTCATTTTGGTAATAAACTTATGGATGATATTCATTATGGTATTTGCAATATTAAAAGTGGCAAACAACCTCTTCAGAAACCGGATAGATTAGATCAGGTTTGGATATCTCCTCACCACGCATTTTCAAAAGAATATATCAAAACATATTATGATACAGAAAATGTATTTGTCGCCCCTTATATATGGGACAATTTCTTTGTGGATCAAAAAATAAAAGAACTTAAAGATAGAGATTTAAGCCCTGATTTTAAGCAAAAAGAAGTTAGTAATGTTTGTATATTCGAGCCAAATATATCTCATTTAAAGAATTGCATTATACCTTTAGCTATTTGTGAAAGATTTAATAAGATTTTTCCAGAAGAACTTGGTAATGTAAATGCTTTTGGGTGCAATAAAATTAGGGATAATGTTTTCTTTCAGAAACTAATGAATAAATTTGAAATAGTTCAGAATACAAAAAAATGTTTTTTTAATAATAGATGGGGTTCATTGGATGCTTTAAGTAAGTTTGGCAGTACAGTAGTTAGCCACCAGTTTTATAACGAATTGAATTACTCTCATTTCGAGGTACTGTATCTAGGGTTGCCATTAGTTCACAACTCTCCGAGGTTAGAAAATGTTGGATATTATTATCCGGAATTCGATGTTGAGATGGGAGCCAAGCAATTAAAAAATGCAATACAAAATCACAGTTCTACAATTAATGCCTACAAGAAAGATGCTGAAGAATTTTTGAAAAACTTTAGTCCGCACTCCGAAGATAATATTAAAGGTTATATTGAATTGCTGAAACATGAGTAAAGTAGCTTATATATTTTTTGGACAAGTTAAAAATTTTGATGAGAAACAGTATGAGGCATTTGAGCAAAATGTAGGTAGTAAGTTAAAGGGTCATGATGTTGATTATTTTTTAACCACTAGTAAGTGCGGAAGATATACTAGCCCTAGACAGGAAAACTCTGAAGGTAATAATGTAAATATAAATTACAGAAGCATTGAAAAGTATTTTGATTTCAAAAGAATTTTTTATGACAATGAATCTAGGGATAATAAAGAAAGTATTGATTCGCTTACAGATCAATTAATTGATTTCGGCGAAGCCTGGGGTGAAAACTCTAAGATTTCAACAAAAAATTCTCTTAAACAATTGTATGGATTAGAGTATTTTTGGAATAATTTTAAGCGCATTGCTTCTGAATATGATGTTTTTATTTTATCGCGATGCGATTTGTTTCACACTCATTCGTTTGATATTAATTGTTTGAATGAGGATGTGGATTTATTAACTCCATATTACGATGTATTTCCTAAAATAGATTACGGTCAATTTGGCGGCTTGAATGATAGATTTGCTGTCGCGAAAAATATTCTTGCTCTCGCTATTTATTGTTCAAGATATTCTGCTATTAAAAAAAATCCAGAATACTATCACGCAGAAAAATACTTAAAGCAACACGTCGAGCGATATAAATTAAATCTTGGTAAATTGCATAATTTTTTATTTTGTCTTCATCGCGCTAATAATCAGGTATCTGACTTTATAGGAATTGAAAATGATCAGCACATGAATACAGATCTGAATAAAATAGACAAAAGTTATGTCATAAATCTTGATAGAAGGTTAGATCGGTTGCACCATATATATAAAAATACAGGTTTTTTTACTCAAAGGTTTTCCGCCGCTGACGGTAAAACTATAGAAGTAAATGATGAAATAAAAACTCTATTTCCAAAAACATGGAGTTCTAGAAGTAAGTCTGAAATATGTTGTGCACTAAGTCACTATAGATTATGGAAGAAATTAATAGAAGATAAAAATGCTCAAAATTATTTAGTATTAGAGGATGATGTTGTTTTTGAAAAAGGATTTGTTAAATTCTGGAATCAAGTTTTTAGCAAGCATATTCCTGAGGATTATAATTTAATATATCTTGGGGGATGTCAGCCGTGGAATAAACCTCAATACCATGAAGTTTTAAAGCCTCACAATGATTACTTTAACAATATAAAAAACAATAACTTCTTTTCTGAGGATGATCATTTTTGGCATATGACTACATGCTCTTATATTGTTAGTAAGAATGCTGCAAGTCTTATGTGTCAGTATATTCAACAATTCGGAATGGAGAGGCCTTTAGATTTTTTTATGCTTCGCTTTTTTGATCAGAATAAATTGTTTTCCGCGCCAACTTCTGTATATCACTTAAATCCATTAATGACATATCAACTTCATGAAGAAGGAGGTAATATCGAAGTAGATGAAAAATCAGACATAAGAAATGATAAAGCAAGATTTGCCGATAATGGAATAACAAAAATCATTCACCAAAGCTGGAAGGATAAAAATATTCCATATCATATTTATAAAAAGCATTGGGTTGATTCTTGGAAACAGAAAAATCCAGAATGGGATTATAGACTTTGGACTGACGAAGATAACTTGAATCTGGTTAAAAATCATTATCCTCAATATCTCGATTTGTATAATTCATACGAAAAGGGTGTTGATAAAGCTGATATTGCTAGATTCTTTTATATGCACAAGTATGGAGGTATATATGTTGATTTAGATTTTAGATGCCTAAAGCCGTTGGATGAATTGTTTGATGGAGAGATAATGGTATTGGGTAAGCAGAAAATGAAACAGACTGGCGAGGAGATTGATGAAAATGTAATACCTAATGCATTTAAATATTCTGCGCCAGGAGAAAAATTTTGGCTTGATTGCGTAGATTTACTACATGAATATAAATATGATGCACATGGTAATCACACATCTCCAGAAGTTGCTACAGGCCCAGTGTTTTTATTGAGGTGCCTTGAAAGACTTGAGCCTAAGAACATGAAGATTCTGGAGCCTGAAATATTTTATCCTATTAGTTGGGATACAGATGGTTCTGCCGCCAAGAATTCAATAAGAGAGGAGTGGGATACGAGTGCAGAAAAATGTTTCCCTGAGGCTTATGCTGTTACATATTGGACTTGCGCATGGAGAGAGAATTCGGCTGTTCACGCTGAAAAGAAGAAAAAAATGATTATATTATCTGATGATTTATTTGAGGAAGATTTTATTGATGAGTTGTTTGGTGGCGTTGAGTATGATAAAATATTTGATCCGAAAATGCAAACTGTGCAAGATGGTAGTATTGTTGTATATAGCGATATATTTTCAAAAAATTTAAACGCGTACCCCGAAAAGCATAGGAATTTTTTAAGCGATAGGCAAAAGCAGTTTCAAGAGTATTTTGATAAATGTAATAATTGTATCTTAATTCATCTTAGTGATGAACATTGCCACGCAGAAATAGGTCATTATGAAAACTTTAAACATGTATTTCGACAATATTATAGAAAGGATGCGGTCGCAGATAATGTAACTTTCATTCCTTTGGGGTACAAAAAGGGATTTTGCGGTGAATAAAAAATACATCTGGTGTTTTATGGGGCAGGTTCATGCCCAAGGCGAGAGGGCCGAAATGATTAACGCTCTCAAGGAAACTAACGGTGAATATTATTGCAATGTAAATTCTGCTTGGCAGTCAGATGATTCATTAAGCACTAAGGATTATAAAAAAATATTAGAGCAATCTATTTTTACTCCGTGTCCCCGCGGGAACAGTAGTGTTGATACTTTTAGATTATACGAAGCGATAGAAGCTGGATCAATACCTGTTGTGGTTAAGGACGATTATTGGAGCGATTTGCTTGGAGAAAACCATCCATTCATTCAGGTATCCAATTGGAAGAAGGCGGCGGCAGACATAGAGTATCTAAGTAAGCAGGTTAATTGGCAGGAAGATTACTCGAGTAAACTGCGCGATTGGTGGAAAGAATATAAAAGTAATATTACTGTAAAAATTAAAAACATAATCGACGAACCGAATAAGCCTAATAATAACCTAAAAACAAAACAACAACAATTCATTCAACTTAAAGATCAATGGCAGAATTTTAAAGATTATGATATATTTAAATATCTTTGCTGCGAAATGAAAGAAGTTGATTCGAGTGATGAAAAATTTAGCGTTTATAATTCTGGAAAGAAAATTGCGATAGTAAGTTTATATACTCCAGAGATCGCAGATTACGCACAGTATTCCGAGAGGAGTATTAAAGATTATTGCGAAAAACAAGGTTATACTTTTTATGTATATCGCGAGAAGCTTGACGCAAATGCACATGCAAATTGGTCAAAAGCGCGCGCAATACTAAATCACTTTGATGATCACGAAGATATTATATGGATGGATTCTGATACGGTTATATTTAATCCCGAAAAACGATTTGAAGATATTTTATCTAAATGCTCATCAACCAAAAAAATTATAGCATGTGAAGATATCGGCAATAATTCTATGCTTAATAGTGGAATTGTTATTTTTAGAAATCATAATTATACAAAGAATATAATAAAAAAATGGATGAACTTTAATGGCAATAAATCCTCATTATATGCAAGTGGAGGAGATCAAGAAATATTGTGCGACGTATTAAAAAAATCAGATGGATTTGGATTTAATCGAAAAATATTTAAAATGAATGAATTTAATACAGATCCAAGATTATTGAACGAAGATACATTTATATTACATTTTATGGCCTACCCTTTTGAACTTAAAAAAATATTCATTCGCTATTTTGTTTCTAGTTAGAGCGATGATCGTGTATAGAATATACATGAGAAAAGTCGTCGTAAAATAAAACCTTTAATAAATCATGGCACAAAATCAAGTATATTTAATCAAAAGCGGAGATGGTTCTTTTATAGAAGAAACAGAAGCAATAATTGGAATTAGCGGCGGCAAATTAGGCGTTGGAACAACTGCTCCTGAAGCGAGCTTACATGTCACTGGTGACGTTAAAGTGGGAGGAAACCTAAGCGTAGATGGAACTTTAACCACGATTAACAGTAACGAAATTACTGTAGACGACAAAAATATTGAACTTGGAAGCGTAGATAGTCCAACTAATATTACTGCAGATGGAGGAGGAATTACTCTTAAAGGCACGACAGACAAAACAATTACCTGGAGTAATGCTACAGACGCATGGGAATTTAGTGAGCATGTTAGGCTTGCTGATAATATGCAATTTCAAGCTGACCAATTAAGAGCTAGAGATGTTGGTGGATTAGTTGTCGGAGATGATGCGGGAAATGGAATTTTTATTAAAGACGGTGGTCAAGTGGGTATCAATCAAACATCTCCAGTTTATGATTTGGATGTTGTTGGTAGCGGTAACTTTTCCGAGGGTTTGTATGTTCAGGGTAATTCGGTATTAACTGGATCTGCATCTGATCTTGGCAAATGGCAAGAAGGAGCTGAAGTTGGAGAAATTTATTATACCGCAGGAAACATCGGAGTTGGCACAGAGAATCCCAGCTCAAAATTACATGTAATTGGAAACACTTTATTGAATGGCAGTTTAACTGTAGCGGGAGAAACTGGAAAGTTTGACGTCTCTGACTTTAGAATTTCAGGTAAAACAATCAATTTAAACTATAACGGTGCAGATGCAGGATTTGATGCTGGATTATATCTTCAAACAAATGCTGGCGAAGAATATATAAAATATAATAATTTAAACGATGCATGGGTATCAAGTAAAAATATTGAAATTGATGATAATTATGGATTAAAGTCTCAAAAGATTTCCGCGAAAGATTCTGGCGGAATTAGAATAGAAGATGACGCAGGAAACGGTATCGAGTTAAAAGACGGAGGAAATCTTAGTGTTGAGAATGATCTTATTGTTTCTGGAAACTTGAGGGTTGAAGGAACACAAGTTATTGTTAATACGGAAACATTAAAAGTTGAAGATCATAATGTTGAAATCGCTGCGAATACCGGTTCGGAAACTTTGGTTGATGCGGGAATTACATGGGGAACTGGAGATGAGGTTTCTTTAACTTATACAAATAGCGAAGGATTTTCATTTTCCGGCAGAGACTCTGATTCTATTTCTTTTAATGGAGCTAATCTTGGGAAATGGCAAGAAGGAACTGAAGCTGGAGAAATTTATTATAATGACGGAAACGTTGGAATAAAAACCGATAATCCAGGTTACGACTTGGATGTTAATGGTACAATAGGAGCCCAAGATGGAGCTTTCTCTACCAGTTTAACTGTTGGCGGAAACAATGTACTAACTGGAA